CCCCTTGTGATTTTCCTTGGCTTCTTTGCGTTGTGTTGTGTGATTCTTTCCTTAACCGATGAAATCTTTAGATAAAATCTGCGAATATATTTGGGAGAAGTTGCGCTGGCTCTGGACTCCCCTTTTTATTTGGCACATGGCGGCAACCATCTTTGGATGGAGCAAGTTTGATGCTTGGGATGCCCTATATTGCTTGATCTATGTTTTCTATATTAGGGAGGAGCAGAAATGAACCCGCTACTGCCCCCCCCCAGGAGACAAGGCACAACATCATCTCGCTTGGTGCTGGCGTTCAATCATCGTGTATGGCGTTGATGTGCGCCAAGGGGGAAATTAAGCCAATGCCAGACTTTGCGATTTTTGCCGACACGCAAGATGAGCCAAAAAGCGTTTATGATTGGCTCGAAAAACTCAAGGCCATGTTGCCCTTCCCGGTTTATATTGTAACTGCTGGGAGCTTGTCTAAAGAAGCACTAAAAATGCGAGTCACAAAAGATGGGCGAAAATTTAGCAGAACAAACATCCCATTTTTCACAAAAAGCGCAAAGGGCAAAAAGGGAAAGATAGTTTTTCGTTCATGCACGGCAGACTTCAAAATAAAACCCATAATGAAGGCGGTTAGGGCTAGGTGCGAAATTAAGAGAGGCCAAAAGGAAATAAGTGTCACCCAATATATTGGCATAAGCTGGGATGAATGGCATAGATGCAAGCCTTCAAGAGATGCTTGGGCGCAAAGCCGATGGCCTCTTATTGAGTTAAAAATGACTCGCCACCATTGCCTTGAGTGGATGAAAGAAAATCAATACCCAACACCGCCAAGATCGTCTTGTGTTTATTGCCCCTTTCATTCCGATAGAGAATGGAAACGACTTAAGAACGAGGAGCCGGAAGCCTTTTTAAAAGCCGTAGAGTTTGAAAAAGAAATCCAAGCCGCAAAGAAAAACAGAGAGAACCTAGATTCCACGCCCTTTCTTCACAAGTCATGCACCCCGCTTGAGGATGTTGATTTGCGAGACGATTTTGATAAAGGGCAAATGGATATTTTTGGGGCTGGGCATACCTATTGTGAAGAGGGAATGTGCGGGGTATGAAACGCTCTCCCCTTAAACGCAAAACACCCCTCAAAAGAACTGGTCGAAAATTACGGACAGTTTCAAAGAAGCGAGCCAAGCAAAACAAACTCTACTCGGAGATACGCAAAGTCTATCTTGAGGAGAATCCGGCGTGTGAGGTATGCGGAAAGGGGGCAACCCAGGTTCACCATAAAAGGGGCAGAATCCATGACCGCCTAAACGACACAGCCTTTTTCATGGCAGTATGCTTCGAGTGCCATCATTGGATTCATCACAATCCCCAGATGGCTCATGCAAAAGATTATCTTGTTAGGCAATGATTCAAACAAAGTATTTCGTTTTTCCGCAGAACCTATCCATCCCAGAATGGTGCGAGAAAAGCCTAACGCTTTCGGCAAGGATAACGAACATCCCCGGCCCCTACTCAACCGCACTAACGCCCTATGTTCAAGAGCCATTGGAAGCCTTTGGGAATGACTCAATCCGCAGGGTGACGCTGGTTTGGGGAGCGCAGACCTCAAAGACAACCACGATTCTTGCAGGGTTAGCTTATCGGTTGGCAGAGCGGCCTTGCCCTTCGCTTTGGGTGATGCCATCAGAGCAACTGGCAAGGAGCTTCAGCGAAACCCGCTGGCTTCCCCTTGTGGATGATTGCCCCGCCCTAGCCAAAGAAAAGCCAGTAGATACCGATAAAATCAAAATCCTAGAGCAACACTTCCAAAAAATGTCGTTGTGGTTTGTTGGGTCGAATAGCCCCGCCAATCTTTCCAGTCGGTCAGTCTCGCTTCTTATGCTTGATGAGGTGGACAAATTTTCCGATGGCTCCTCATCGAAGGAAGCCGGAGCCTTGCAATTAGCAGAGGCGAGAGTTGCGACCTACCCGAATCATTTGATAATATCAACCTCCACCCCGACCACGGCAGACTCAATTATTTGGGCGGAATGGCTCAAGGGGGATATGAGATTTTATTTCGTTCCATGTCCGCATTGTGGGCATAAGCAAAAACTTATTTGGGAGCAAGTGAAATGGGACAAGGCCGCAAAACTAAGCGATACGGAATATGACTTTGGGCTTGTGAAATCCTCTGCTTACTACGAATGCCCAGAATGCAAGGGGCAGATTCGGGACGGCCAAAAGACCAAGATGCTTCGGGATGGGGAATGGATAGTGACTAATCCAAAGGGAGAACCCAATCGAAGAAGCTATCACCTTAATGGCCTCTACGCTCCGTGGGTTACTTTTGGAAGCCTTGCGGTGAAATGGCTACAAGATAAAAATGGAATCTTGGGCTTGCAGGACTTCGTGAATCGAATCTTGGCGGAACCTTGGCTCGAACACGAAACAGAGCGCATAAATATAAAGCCAGGGGCTTACAAAATGGGCGAAGTTTCGATGGGCGAGTTTCCAGTTATAAGTTGCGACATCCAAGAAGCAGGGGGCTTTCACGCTTGGGCTATCGTTAGAGCGTGGAACACCGAAGGAAAATCTAGGCTGGTATGGGCGGGAAGGCTTGAGACTTGGGGCGACATCCAAGCCAAGGCCGAGGAGTTTGGGGTTAAGCCAGCCGCAGTATTTTGCGATAGTGGCGATCAGACCAGAGAAGTTTATTTGCAATGCTGTAAGAACGGATGGATAGCCCTTGTAGGCTCCGACAAATCCAGCTTCTCCGAGATTGTGGGCAACGCCAAGGTGCAAAGACCCTACGCCAGAATAGCCAATGGCGACCCCTTCAGCGGGAAGCAAACAATGAGCAAGGATGGTTGGAAGTGGAAACTCTGCCCTGTTTGGCGATGGTCGAACCCAGCCATCAAAGACATCTTGGCAAACTTCCTAAAAACCGAAGGATGGGTGGCCGAGGACACGCCCCTAGTTTATTTCGACCATATAAACGCCGAGGCCAAGGTGAAGGTTAAGAACCCCCTTACAGGCAGGGAACGCATGGTTTGGAAACAAGTGGGCAAAAACAATCACTTAATGGATGCAGAATGCATGAACATTGTCGGGGCGGCTCTGCACGGAAAGTTAAAGGTCACAGCGGCAGATTTAGAACAAGAGGAAATAGCAGAGTAATTTTGACACAAGAGTTGCTTTTATGGCTAGGGGTTCTTTCGTTGGTTTACCCACAGCTACCCTAACGAGTCTCCGCACAAAATATCTTGAGTGCCTAGAAGCAATAGCGGTGGCGGGGGCTTCCTATTCTATCGGAGGTCGCTCCTTCAGCCGAGCCAATCTTGGAGAAGTTCGGGATACGATTGAGGAATTGACCTACGCAATCAAGCTGGCAGATGGTTCCAGAGTGCTTACAACTTACGCCAAGTTCGGGCCGTGAAAAAGAAAGCCGAGTTGAATCTGATTGATAAGGCAATCGCCTTCTTCAATCCCCAGGGTGGAGTCAGTCGCCTTGTTGCAAGACAAAAGCTAAAGAACTTCGAGTATGATGCGGTAAAATATTCAANNGGGAACGCAAAGGGCCGAGTTCCCTTTCGGGGGCTGAAGACTACCGCTCCAACTATGACCGGGTAGAGTTGATGAAAAGAGCAAGAGACTTGGCTGAAAATGTCGGCCTAGTTCGCTCGCTTCTTCTCAAGTTTGCAGGTCATGTTGCGGGAACTATCAGCTACCAAGCAAGAACCCAAAACCCCCAAGTCAATACCGAGGTCGAAGCCTACTGGAACGAATGGTGGGACAAGTGCGATATTTCGACAAGGCACACAGGCTCAACCCTTATGCAAGTGGCTGTCATGTCCATGTTGCGGGATGGAGACTTCCTTTTCGTTTTGGTTCGTGATTCAAATGGCGACCTAAAGATTCAAGGCATCGAAGCGGATAGGTTGGGCGACCCCTACAAAGTTTATACAAGCTTGGAGCTTATCGGCGGAATCCATATTGATAGAAACTCTGGTGCGCCAACGGCGTATGACATCTACAATCGAAGCATCGGTGATTTTTATACCTACCAATTAACGATACCCGCAAGCCAAGCCTTCCACCTTTTCGACCCGCTTCGCATTGACCAATATCGTGGAATCTCCGCTTTCCATACTGCAATCAACGATGCTCAAGACGCTTACGATATTACCAACTATGAAAAGATGGCCGCTAGGGTTGCGAGCGCACAAAGCGGGATCGTAAAAAGAAATAACAATAACGCCGCCGACCTTTCCACCCTTTCCACCGATGAGGATGTCAGCGGGAACACAATCAAACTTGAAACCATCGAATCGGGCAAAATCTCCTATTTGGAACCTGGAGAAGACATTATTTTCCCCAGCGGCCCAAGCCGACCTAGCGGAGCGTTTATCGAGTTTCACAAGGTTTTGATGCGGAATATCTGCCTTGGATTGGGCATCCCTTATTCCTTTGCGGTTGATCCTTCCGCCATGTCCGGCCCGACTGCACGGCTGGAAATGCAACAAGCGGGGCGCACCTTCAAACGCTACCAGAATCTTTTGAATGATAAGGTTCTGCGACCCATTAAGAACATCGTCATTGCCGATGCGGTGGCGAGGGGAATGATTGATGGGAACGAGGGCGGGAAAACCACTAGGGGCATCTTTAATTTCGGGGCGAATGTTTCCATAGATTTAGGGCGGGAATCCGCAAGTGCCATCGCAGAGTTCAAGAGCGGCCTTCGCACAGGCTCCGACATCTACGCAGAGCGTGGGGCGGACTGGGAGGCTTCGATGCGCCAGAGGGCAATCGAGGCAAAGGCGATTCAAGACTTGGCAAAGGAATATGGAGTTCCAGCCGAGACAATTTCTGATGTGGTTCCTCCCGCCAAACCAGAGCCGATTTTGCCCAAACCCGCCCCACAGATTGAGCCGCCAGAAAGCGATGAGGGCGAAGAACCAGAAAGCGGAGATGAGCCCGAACCAGTTGAGCCTATTGATGGCGATGGGGCAGAAATGGAATTTGATTGCGGGACTGGGGCTGGCGGATTTAAGGAGGGCAATACTTGCGCCACGGGAGGGGATGGCGGAGATAGAGAAGAAAGGCGCAGGGATCGTATCGAGGGAACCGATGAAGAAGTTAAAGTTGAAAGACAAAAGACTAACCGAATAATTTCTAGGGCAAAAAAGTTTATTGAGGACGGGAAAAAATACTCAGAAGCCGCAAAAAGAAATATGGATGCGGCGGCAACAAATGAAAAACTTATAAGCAAATATAAAGAATATAAAGATAAGTTTAATGATGGTAAATTTGATAAAGAATATTCCGAGGCAACAAAAAGAGCAACAGAGTACTACAAGGCCGCATCCGAATACTCTCAGAAGGCCAAAGGGCTATTTGATAAAGCACTCAAGGAGGAGGGCAGGGCTAGGGCAAGAAGGGAAAAGGGGTTTGAAGAAATCGAGCCTTCTTCCGAAAATCTAGAAGTTAAAAAAAAAGAATCTGAATTAGCGGACAACTGCGGGACAGGGGCGGGAGGTTTTCAGCCGGGCAATGAATGTGCCAAGGGCGGGGGCGAAGGCAAAAAAGTAATTGCCTACCACGGAACAAGCAAAGAAGCCGCAGAGAAAATAGAAAAGTATGGCTATGATATGGAGAAATCTACAGACGGAGGAATGTGGCTAACTCCAAATAAAGAAAAGATACAAGGCAAAGAAACAGGGGCAGGCCAGCATGGAGGCATTGTTGAAAGAGTAATTGATGAAAGCAAACTAAAACTAGGCGGGTGGAAGGAATACGATAAATATGGAACTGACGAGCTTATCTCTCAAGGATATGACGGCCTTAAATTTGTGGATGGAGAAGATGTTGCATATAAAATTTTCTTCCCAGAAAAACTTTCTAAAGTAATTGAAAAATCAAAAGAATTTGAATCGGACTGCGGAACTGGCGCAGGGGGCTTTCAGCCGGGGAACACTTGTGCGGGGGGAGGGGGCGAGGGGGCAATCGAAACAAGACAGGAAAGGGCATCAAGAATTGCAAAAATAATTGACGGGAAAGTTGTTGGATCAGCGGCAATAAAAGAAGGCAAGCCGAGAGACATTGATATTTTATTAAAAGAAACACAAATACCAAACGCAATAGAAAAATTAAAGGGAATGGGTTACGAAAATGTAGGCAATCAGCTTGTTTCTCCAGAAGAGGCAAAGGCTTCTGGTAAAAATTTTACGGGAAATTGGTCAAGATTATGGAGAATGAAAAAGGGAGATGATAAAATAGACCTTTGGCATACTGACGAAGGAATTTTAGTTCCAGAAAAAAAATTACAGCCACTTAATAGCTTAAGTAATGCAGAAATTAAAATGCTCATCCAAGGAATGATGGGCGGCATTGAGTTGGGCAAGTATGATGGCATAGACTTCACGCCCCCACAAGGAGCCAGAGAAGCCGCTAAAAGGGCTTTGGATGTAAGGGAAGGCAAACCAGCAAGCCAAAGGGGAATGACCTCTGTAGGCATTGCTAGGGCGAGGGATTTGATGAATGGCGTAAAACTCTCGCCCGATACGGTTAGGCGAATGAAAGCCTTCTTTGATAGGCACGAAGTGGACAAAAAGGGAGCGACCTTCGGGGAGCAAGGAAAGGGCTGGCAAGCGTGGAACGGATGGGGTGGGGATGCTGGCTATGCGTGGGCGAGAAAGGTTGTGAGGCAGATGGATTCAAGGGACAAGGAGCTTTCCCAACTAGCTCGCCCCGGCCCCAAGTCAGCGGCACAAACTCCCGCCCCGCCCAAGGAACGAATCAAAGGCTCAAAGGAGAACCCCGAAGGCACAGCGGCCACAAGGTCAAAGGCAGGGGATATTGAAATTTCAGAAGCCAACGAACAGGCATTGAAAGATAAGATTGCCGAGTTTAAGAAAAGCCATCCCAAGAAAAACGCTCCTAGCCTTGGGACGCTCAAAAAAGTATTTAGAAGGGGAGCAGGAGCATTCTCAACCAGCTTCCGCCCCACTATCAGCGGAGGGCAACCCAACTCCCGCAACGCTTGGGCAATGGCTAGGGTGAACAAGTTTC